ACAAAGGTTATTTAGTGGTTGCAGGTATTCACGCAAAACTACGCGCAGCTTGTGAGCATCTACGCAAGAAAGGCATTACTGTGGTTTTCTTGGCACACACAGGCGTGGTTAAAATGAAAAACCGTCCTGAGTCGGGTGAGTATGTGGCTTACTCTCTTGATATGCACGAGCGTTCACGCGCCATTTATGTAAGCTCAAGTGACATTGTTGCGTACCTAAAAGCGCGTGATTTTGTTATTGGTGGCGAAGAGAACAAAAAAGGCCAAACTACAAAGTTTGGGCGCGTAACAAACACTGGCGAACGTGTTTTGATTACATCAAGTGATGGCACAATTGGCTATATTGACGCTAAAAACCGTTACAACCTCCCCGATGAGATTGAAGTAAACAAGGGCGAAAATCCTTTGTTGCCTTTAATCCCTTTTTACAATCAACAATAACCCGCGCATTAACGCGCATTAAACAAACGCGCCTACACAAAGGCGCATAGGAGTTACATCATGTCATTTTGGCAAAAACAAGACGGCTCACAAGTTGAATCCTCCACAACCTTTGAAAGTGGCGGCGGTGAGATTACGCCGATTCCAAACAATACCGCATTGATTGGTGCGATTGAAGAGGCAAAATGGTCGGAGTATCAAGGTGAGCATTACATCAATTTAAAATGGCGTGTGATGCGCCCTGCCGAATATGCGAACCGCGTATTGTTTCAAAAGTTAAAAGTGTTTAGCCCAAAACAAGGCGACAAAGCCAAGCAAATGCTTGCAGCTATTGACGCTAACGCAGGTGGTAAACTCGCTAAACTTAAAGATGCACCCGATGACATGGACTTAATGACTGCGCTTGTTGGTAAGGCAATGGCAATTAAGGTACAAATTTGGGATATTAACGGCAAAACAGGCAACTGGATTAGTGCGGTTAGTCCTGCCAAGTCTCAAGCACCCGTACAAGCACAAGCACCAAAACCAAGCGCACCTCGCCCACCACAAAACGCACACAATCAAGCGAAGTCTAACGCATATCAACCACAAGTTGATGATGATGACGACATCCCATTTTAATTTAACCACGCCACAAGGCGCAGCAATGCGCCTTTTAGATAAGGATTTATTTTCATGTACAAAGTGAAAACCAAAGATTTACAAAAAGTTATTAGCTTAACTTTAACTGCTGAACAGCTAGAAACGATTGCCTGTGCATTAGAAATGCACTGTATTTGTTTGGCCGAAGAGAACGACGCTGATTTAGAGTGTGCGGCCAATGCACAAGAGGCCATTATTGACGTGTTTGAATCTAATTTTGGCGAGGATGATGAAGGATATGATTGCTATCAGTTATCAGTTCCTGAATTGCATATAAAAACAAATTCAGACCTGCCTGAGCATATAGAGCTTGAGTATGTAACGAATGGACATCAAGGAGGAGATTCAGGCCATGGCGGATATACAACGCTAAAAATACAAGCAGGAAGTTGCGGTGCTAAAGTATCACTAACTGGTTACACTGATTTTGAAGTCGATGGTGGAGAAGAAATAGAAATAACAGTTAGAGGAGACTGGGAGTCTAGCGGCTTTGCTGAGGCATTTATTGCCCTTGGTAAAGAATTATTAGAAAAAACAAAAACCACTTAAACCAACCAAAAACGCGCCCCAATGTGGGCGCATAGGAGAAAGTCAATGACAACACAACAACCTCAACAACGCACACCAGAATGGTTCAAACAGCGCAAAGGGCGCGTTACTGGCAGTGTAGTAGGTGCGGCTTTAGGTGTTAATCCATACATGACACCAGATGCACTTATCAGACGTTTAGTGCGATTATGGCATGGCGCGGAGTCAGAGTTTAACGGTAACATTGCTACTGAGTACGGCACATTACACGAACCTATTGCAATCATGGATTACATAAACAAGACTGGTTGCGTTATTGATGAAGTCGGCTTTATTGTGCATCCTGAGCATGAGTGGCTTGGCGCGTCCCCCGATGGTATTGCAACAAACCTACATGACCAAAAATATATTCTTGAAGTCAAATGTCCGTTTGGGTTACGAAACGACCTATTACCTGAGTTTAAGTCTTTAGAACAACAACCGCACTACTACGCACAAGTACAAATTGAAATGGCCTGTACTGGCATTAAACAAGCTCACTTTTACCAGTGGAATAAATACGGCGACTCTTTAGAGATTGTCACGTTTAATCAAGAGTGGTTCGATGATGCCATCATCAAGCTATTAGCTTTTTATAACTGCTTTTTGTCAGAGATTGATAACCCCGAACATCTAAATGACCTAGTAAAAACGATTGAATCTAAACAAGCTACCGCGCTATTGTCAGAGTATGACCAACTTGGCGAGACAATCGACAACGCCACACAACGCCAAAAAGAGATTATTGTCGAATTAGCCAAGATTGCCAACAACAAAAACGCAGTCATTAACGGGCGCAAGTTTAGCCAAATCACACGACAAGGCGCGATAAGCTACGCTAAAGCAATCAAAGACTTATTACCCAATGCTGACCTTACAAAATATCAAGGCAAGCCCACAAGCTATTGGAAATTGGGGTAATTAGCCATGCAATTAAGACCATACCAACAAGACGCGGTAAATGCTGCTGTGTCTTGGATGAAAAAGTGTAAAAGCCCTGCCGTGTTAGAGTTAGCCACAGGAGCTGGCAAGAGCTGGATAGCTGCTGCCATTGCTAAATGGATAACAGAAAACACTAAAAAAAAAGTGCTTGTATTGCAGCCGTCCAAAGAGCTAACCGAGCAAAATTATAGCAAGTGGATTGCAACAGGTGAGAAAGCGTCCATCTTTAGCGCGTCAGCGGGTGCTAAATGCACCCGTCATGCCGTGGTATATGCCACACCTAAAACCGTATTAAACTCAATAGAGCGTTTTGGTGATATGTTTGGCTGTGTGATAGTTGATGAGTGCCACCAAATAACGCCAACTATCAAAGACATTATCAGCAAGATAAAAGCTAAAAACCCGATGCTTAGAGTTATTGGCATGACCGCCACACCCTACAGAATGAACACGGGTTATATCTATCATCAAAACCTAGTCACAAATAAAGCACTATCTGAAGAAGAAGCAATCAACCCTTACTTTGCCGCATTGCTGTACTCGATTAAAACTCGTGAACTAATCAGCATGGGATTTTTAACCGAAGCGCACACAGAGCCAACAACCGACCATTACAACACACAAAGCCTAACGATTAACAAGATGGGAAACTTTGACGCTAAACAAGTGTCTAGCGTTTTTGAAAATCACGGACGATTAACAGCTACCATTGTGCAAGATGTAATAGCGAAAACATATGACCGAAACGGAGTGATGCTTTTTGCATCAACTGTGCGACACGCACAAGAGATAATGGAATCATTGCCACCTGATAACAGCATGATGCTAGGTGGCGATGTAAATATGGATAAAGCAACACGCGAGCAGCTTATTGATGATTTTAAGCAACAGCGATTTAAGTATATTGTGAGCGTTGGCACACTAACAACAGGCTTTGACGCGCCCCATGTTGACGCAATCGCGGTATTAAGAGCAACAGAAAGCGAGTCATTGTTTCAACAAATCATCGGGCGTGGCCTCAGGTTATACGATGGTAAACACGATTGTTTAGTGCTTGATTATGCAGACAATATCGCAAGGCACGAATTACACTTTGATATTTTTGAGCCAACGATACAAACCACAAAGCAAGGCACTGGCGAATGTATAGACGTTGTTTGCCCTGCGTGTAACTGCACTAATAGCTTTGCAATCAGGAAGCTAGACAAAAACCAATCTATTGATGAAGACGGCTTTTTGTTAGACTTAGCAGGTAACAAAATTGTTTATGACGTTGACGAAAACGACAACGCTATACTACAAACAGCACACCACGGCAGACGGTGCAATGGCTTAGTTATCTCAAGATTAAATGGTGAGATAGAGCGATGTGAGCATAGGTGGGCGTTTAAAAAGTGTCATGTGTGTGGCCATGAGAACGACACAGCCGCGCGTTATTGTGAAAAGAAAGACTGTAGAGCGGAGCTTGTAAACCCTAATGACAAACTAAACCGACATCATAGCACCGCAAAGCGAGACCCATACGGCAAATACACCGAACAAGTGCTATTTTTCACAATTAGCAAGAAAATAAGCGCGGCAGGCAACGAGGTCCTAGTTTGTGAATATACCACGCCTACGGTGTCGTTTAGAGCGTTTTACTTGGCAAAATCCAGCAGTGAATATATATCAAGAAAATGGACTGAGCTTAATTATACTATTTTTGGTAACACGAAAGATGCTGTTTATTGTTCAACAGTCGATGACTTTATAAAACAGCACACTAACCAACAACCCGAAACAGTCACATACCGCAAAAACCAAAAAACTGGATATATTGAGACGTTTGGACATAACCACCCACTAAGCGAATAAAATAGGCTCAACAATGAAAATGCACAAAGATATAAAGGTTTATGGCAATGTTGATTTTAGAGGAGATTGTCCGCTAGAAGATGCAGAGCTAATGACATTTTTTAATCAGATTAGAATTAAATACCCCGACATTGCCAAAGTAGCCATACACCCCGACAATGAAGGATTGATACTTGGTGCAGCGCACAATGCCCACATCAAGCAAAAAGCTAAAGGCGCAATCCGTAACGGTGCTGCTGATATTATTATCTGTGGTAGTCCAACTTTTGTTTGCGAGATGAAGCGACAAGACCACACTAAGAGCAAATGGCAGGATGGCCAACTAGACTTTTTACAAACTAGCCAAAGGTTAGGAGCATTTGTTTGTGTTGCTCTTGGTTATGAATCTGCATTGCAGGCACTAAACGACTGGCTCAAACTAATCTAACACCCACAAAAAAGCCACTAATTAAAGTGGCTTTACACCTGAAATGGTGCGCTTCGCATCGAGAGGCGTTTCAGGCTATGACCAATACTAATTCATTTCTTACCATGTTTCAAAGTACGCTTATAGTA